TCCCTCAAACACAAAGGCATTCTGAATATTTATAGTTGTACTATCCACTGTTGTAGTCGTGCCACTAACGGTAAGATTGCCTGTAACTGTAAGGTTATCGTTTACCGTTGTCTCTGAGGTGCTGTGACCTATAGATATGGCAGTTCCAGATATTCCCGTTCCTATTGCTACAGACTCACTACTGTTAGCTGTATCAACAACTAAATAATTATCTGACCCTTGTTTTATTGTAAACGCTGTAGCTGAGTTGTCGGACACGGCTACGTTTATATCTGTGCCGTCTGGACTAATAGAGTCTACAGCTATATCGCCTACGTTAGTGATGTTATTGTCACCAAAACTTACGTTATCGCCAAAGGTTTTATTTGTAAGAGTAGCAGTGGATGCTGTTGACACTAAACGAGCATTACCCCCTGTGCTAGGTAAAGTTAGTGTATTGGAAGCACTTTCTGAGTGTGGAGCTGCTATAACAATCTGACCATGTGAATTAGCTTCGCAGTTAAACTGTATAGCACCTTGATTGTCGTTTCCTTTTACAACAACTTTCCCTGTTCCGT